GTCCCCGGCTCTCCGTGCCTACAACACGACGATAAAATCCTTTTCCGCTCTCACAAACCAACTCGTCGCGTTGCTCCCCGAGAAAGAAAAGAAATCGGCGGGTGACGAGCTTATGAGCTTTATCACAAAGCCCGCCGCCCGGTCGGGCAAGTAGTGAACTACGTCCGGGAATATTGGGAGCGGATTTCCTCCGGCGAAATCGTCACGAGCAAACGAGTAAAGGCCGTGTACGGTCGCCTCGTGGCGGAAATGGACGCGGCGGACGAGAGCTCGCCGTATTACTTCGACGAGGCCGTCGGCGAAAGGCCGATTACATTCGTCGAGCGATTTTGCAAGCAGTCTCAAGGGACGCTCGGCGAGTCTCTGACGCTCGAGCTTTTCCAAAAAGCATTTATACAACTCCTTTTCGGG